GAGACAGCGATGATGTCGTATGACGGCGACAGCTGCATCTTCCGCGCCGAGGTCTACTTTGATGCGAGCCAGGCGACACCCACCGCGACTGGCTACGCCGAAGAAGTCAAAGGCTCAAGCCCGGTCAACCGAACATCATTTGTCGAGAATTGTGAAACGTCTGCGATCGGTCGTGCGCTCGCTAACTGCGACTACGCGACGCATGGCAAAAGACCATCTCGTCAGGAGATGGCGAAGGTGCAGCGGGCGGGGGCGGGCAACCTTGCGCCCGGATCGGATGCCCCGCCCGTTGCATCAGACCTCATTACTACCGTCGGCGGCTCGAAGGCTGCGACACCAAAACAGGTCGGCTACATGAAAGCGCTGGCAAAGAAATTGTCGCTTGATGAGGAAGGCCTGTTTCATTATGTGCAACAGGTGCTTGATAGTGATGCAGCTGTGCCCGAAGCCCTAACGATTGCTGAAGCCAACCGCGTCATCGACGCACTCAAAAAGGACACGCAATGAACCCCGATATTCAGCAAATTGTGTCAATGGTTGAAAACCACACGGACAGGCTGATCGACGAATTGCATGACGTGCGCCGACGGATGTACGCCTGGCAAATGCTGGCCCACGACTTGAAAAGCGCGTTGGAAATTCAATGCACCGTGTACACGCCCGATGGCTTCATGTGCGTCACGGGCCGCGAAGCATTAGACAAATTTGAAGAACTGCAAGCCAAAGAACTGCCTACACCGTAACTAAGGAGCAATTGTGAAACCCGATGGCGTCAGAGGATTAGTCGATTTCATTGACGCCTGTTACCCGGCGCGTCGACTGTTTGTTCAGTCAATCAAAGAGCATTGGGTCAACGATGCTTACCTGTCGGAAGTTGTCCTGACGCCCGAAGAAACAAACACGATCAAAACACGCATCAGCGAACATGGTGATGTGCCAACCCTGTCCGAAGTCCGACACATCATTCGAGCAGCCAAAGCCAAACACGCACCAAAGCGTAAGGATTGTCATGCGTGTGGTGGATCGGGATGGCTCAAAAGCGCATCCGAATGGGACATTGTCAATGGTGAACACGTTGGCATGGTAGAACGTGGGCTGGATTTCATTCACCCAGTCACGGGCGAAAAAACACCGATTTATTACCGTGTGACGAAGCGTTGCACATTCTGCTGATTTAGTCAGACAGACCATGACCTACCAGGGGTCGCGCTCTGGATGGATGACACCCGGATACGGGGGTAGATCGACGCGCCCTAAAACAGCTAGACGAAGGTGGCAGGGCAAAGCGTTGAGGCGAACGTAATGCAAGCAAGTGGGACTCGGGTAGAGGCAAGCCGAGGGGTGGACATAACACCCGTCTGCCCTGTCACATACGATTAGGCTGAAACAACGCGCGCGCGCATCAACATGAACCGCAAAGAATACCGATCACCCGGCTACCAACAAGCCCGCAAAGCCCTACTCGCCGACAACCCAATCTGCCATTGGTGCCGACGCCGGCCTGCAACTGAAGCCGATCACCTTGTCGAAGTAGACCGCGAAGGCACACACAACGACGGCCTCGTACCATCATGCAAACCCTGCAACGCCGCACGAGGCGCAACCCATCGCAACAAAAAACTGGCCGCGGCTAAACAAGCAAGAGACAAAGCCTTGAATGAATTTTTACACGCAAACGAGATCACCCCGAGCCCCAATCTCGAATATCCCAAGACCAGCTTGAACCAGCCCGAACTGGCGCCAACTGGCCACGACCAGCCGAGGCTTGAAACGATTAGCCCGGATGGGGCGGGATCGTATGGGCCGCTTGTGGGGGACATATGCCTTGACGCGCTGGGTCTTGAGTTGATGCCTTGGCAGGTGCATTTTCTTGACCGCGCATTGACCTTTGATGACAATGGGCTATTGGTGCATCGGTCGGCGTTGGGGTCGGTGGCCCGTCAGAACGGCAAGTCGATCATTCTGAAATCGGTGATCTTGTTTTGGCTGCTGGAGATGCCAAAGATCAGGGGCGAGAAACAAACGATCGTGTCTGTGGCGCACCGCCTCGACTTGGCCGTGATGGTATTCGATGATTTAGCCGACATTTTGGAGAACAAGTATGGGGCGTATGTGTCACGGTCGTATGGTCGCAACAAAGTAACGATGCCGGACGGCACGACGTGGTGGATCAAAGCTGCCAAACACAATGCGGGTCACGGCATGAGCATTGACCTACTGATTGTCGACGAACTATTTGACGTTGACGCCGAAGTCGTCGAGGGCGGTTTGATGCCGGCGCAGCGCGCCCGCAAAAACCCGTTCGCCCTGTTCATGTCAACGGCAGGCACAGAGGCATCGGTGCTGTTTCAGCGTTGGCGAGAGCATGGGCTACGCGCAATTGACAGCGGGCAACCGACCGTCAATTACATGGCTGAATGGTCACCGCCCCCACACGTCGACCCAATGTCGCCAGCGTCGTGGACATGGGGCAACCCCGCCATTGGGCATACCCTCACTTTGGACACGTTGCAGCAGGAAAGCGAAAACCCTGACCGCGCATCATTCCTACGAGCCAGCCTCAACCTATGGGTCACAGTCGCCCGCGGCTGGATCGCACCCGGACGCTGGCCCGAACTAGAACACCGCGGCCCGATCCCAATGGGCGGCATCATCGCCATCGAAGCCAGCCTTGACGACAGCCGATACGCCGCCGTACGGGCCGTCAACCTGCCCGACGGACGCACCGTCTGCACCATCGCATTTGTCGTTGACACGATCGGAGAGCTGTACGACAAGCTCGCTGAGGTTGCCTCCGACCCAACGGTGCGGTTTGCCATGTCGCCCAGCATTGACGCAATTTGCCCGCCCAACCTGGAGCGTCGCCGCGTCATCGTCGGCTACGCCGAACTCGGCAAACTCACCCCCGTCGTACGCGACCTGATCAACCAGGGCAGGCTGTTACACACCGGGGAAACCATGCTCGCCGAACACGTCCAACGTGCGGTTGCCGTCAAAACACAGAACACGTTGGTGTTGTCGTCGCAACGTTCACCCGGCCCAATCGAGTTGGCACGGTGCATGGTGTGGGCGGCGGGAATGGTCGCTCGACCAGCGCAAAGCGGTCGGCCAATGATCGTCAGCGTGTAGTGTTGCGACGTACCCGCCCCGGCCTTTCGTCGGGATCGTGTCGGCGGGCGGGTACACATAAACGCTCGATGCTTGTGGCACACTTGACGCATGGCTTTGTTCGCTAAAAAGACTGCTGCAATCAGCACCACCCCCGTTGCTGCCGACGTGCAGGCCGCTGTCGGCTACACGTCAAACGCGCAAGGCCCAAACATGATCGGCCAGTACTACACCTATCAGGAAGGTGAAGCCCGCAACCGCGCAATCTCGGTGCCTGCGATCAACCGTGCGCGCGACCTCATGGCATCCGTCATCAGCTGTATGCCGCTCAAGATGTACAACGAAGTGTGGAACGAACTAGAAGAAGAAATGACCAAGGTGTATTTGGCGCCGCGGTCATGGCTACGTCGACCTGATCCGACCGTGTTCTACGGGCACATCATGGCGTGGACATTTGACGACCTGTTTTTCTACGGTCGCGCGTTTTGGTACATCACGTCACGCACCGCCGACGGCTACCCCGCATCATTCACCCGCCTGCCGACTGGGTCGATCACGACGCCTGATCAAGTCGGCCCGGTGTGGTTCGCGCCATCAAAACAGGTGTACTTCAACGGCGGCGAACTCGACCCAGCCAACCTTGTGCAATTCCTCAGCCCAACCCAAGGCCTCATTTACTCGGCGCCAGGCGCGATCGAAACCGCCCTCAAGATCGAGGCGGCCCGCAACCGCAACGCCAGCAGCTCAATCCCAGCAGACATCCTCAAGCAGACTGACGGCGAGCCGTTGTCGGCGCAAGAATTGACGGACATTGCCGCCCAATTCAACGCGGCCCGCGCCACCAATCAGACCGCCGCGCTCAACCAGTATTTGAACTATGAGCCGACGACAATGACCCCTGACAAGATGCTGTTGATCGAAAGCGCTAACTATTCAGCGCTCGAAGCCGCCCGCCTCGGCAACGTACCGCCATATTTGGTCGGCGTGTCGACCGGGTCGTACTCGTATCAGTCAGCACAACAGGCCCGCGCCGACCTTTACATTTTCGGTGTCAAGCTGTACGCCGAAGCGATCGCCGCAACCCTGTCAATGGACAACGTGCTACCCCGCGGCACATACGTTGAATTCGACGCCGACGAATACCTCGAAGAGGAATACGCAGCCGACAAAATGGATGAACCATCAGAAGTCAACATTGAAGAAAACACGCAAGAGAGGATCGCAAACCGATGATCAAATTCCATGCCACCGACATCAGCATCATTGCTGGTAAGG